TTCTCTTCTCGATCAGCGGCCAGCGGTGCTGCGTCCACTTGTTGCCCGCCAGCTTCATGCGTTGCATCTCGTCGTACGAGATGCCGATCCATTGGGTGATGACCGTCTCGGTCTGCCCTCTGGTGATTCCGCAACGCTCGCGCAGCTCCTTCAGGATAGGCGCGACCTTGTAGTCAGCCGTGCATGATCTGCCGATGGCGGCGGTGATGTCGCCGTTGGGCTTGACGCCGTACAGCGGGATGATCCGTTGGATGCGGTCGTTGCCGGTCTTCTTGTGCTTGAAGACCTTCAGGCTGTCCTCGGTCAGGTTGCCCTTGGTGACTCGGTACACCGGGAACGGCAGTTGCTTCTCCAGCCAGTCAAGCCAGGCGTAAACCTCGGTCGGCTCGGCCTGCGTGTCGGCGAAGATGGCGAAGTCCGGCATCGGACCAATCTCGCCCTTGGCAGCCATCAACGCCAGGCACGACGACTGGACGCCGGCGCCTAGGTTGAGGACATTGAACTTGGTGGGAGGCGGGGGGTTGAAGTAACTCATTGTTTTTGTTTCAGCTTGATGGTGCGGTCGTGGTGCATCCAGCCTTTTCCGGGGACATAGGCGCGGACGGATGCGTAGGCATCGCCGGCCTGAATGCGGATGACGAGGCTTGAGTTGCCGTTGTCGGCGGTGACTTCCGTCGGGTCGCCCATGAATTCCAGGGCGTTGACGATTAGGTTGTCAGCCCACGCCTCGAAACCGAGGCGGTTGATCTGGTCCAGGTCGCTCACGACTGCTTGCCCTCCTTGTAAAAGGTGGCGGCTGTTAGAAGCCTCTGAAGTTCCTCCACCTCGGCGGAGAGGCGGGCGACTTCCGCCTGAAGGCGGGAGGTTTCGGCGATGGCGTCGCGGATGACAGCCAGCACCTCCTTGCGGAGAGCGGACTGGTAGGCGTCGCGTTGATCGGTCACCCGCCCAAGCTCCAGCCGGAGCGTGATGGTCGGGTCGTGCGGTTGTTCGTTACTCATTGTTGGGTGGGAGAATGATGGCGTCCTCGACGGACTTCAGTTCGTTGGCTACCTGCTTCATCGACTCAAGCTGCTTGCGTCCTTTCTCGACAAGGTCCACCAACTCGGAGACGGACATCTCATGCTGGTCTTTCTTGCCCTTGTTGCCGAGGTGGATGGCGGCGGCGATGGCGGACAAGCCATGCCCGGACGCCTCTAGCGTCCAGCGGGCGGCCTGGAAGCGGACCTGCGGAGGAGCGGACGGATCGGTGAGCAGGGACTGCATCACTTGCCAGGCTTGCGTGGCGCCGCCGGTCTTGATGTCCATATCCCGCTTCAGTTCGATGGCTTCGCGCACCTTGTGCGATGACAGCTGGGAGTTGCCGTCGGCGAAGCCTGCGGTCTTGCCGGCCTGGACTGCGTTGCCGCCGTTGGCTACATACGCGGCGACGAAGGCTTCCTGTTGCTGGGTCAGCACAGGGTCTGCGTCGTGGCGGATGACCAGCCCGCCCTTCCATTGGTCCTTATCGTTTTGCTTTGGCATCTTGTTTGGTCTGTTTCCAGTTGAATCCGTTTTCCACGCACCAGCGGTGGATGTTGACATGCGGGACGCCTAGCTTGAACGCTACGTCGCCTTGTGTCTTACCCTCTGCGGCAGCCCGGACAATCGCACTCTCCCACTTTGATTTGTCGTACTTGCGACACTTGCGGGAGCGTACCTTCTTGAAGCCGATGCCAAGGATCTCCGCCCAGTTCTTGATGGTCGTGACGGAGAAGCCGAGGCGTCTCGCCACCTCTGGCATGCAATGTCCGGCTTCCGCCAGGCGTCGAAGGTCGGCGCGATACTCGCAGATTCTGGCGGCTCGCGAGGCGAACATCAACCGGCCTCGGAAGGACACGGCTCCCCGGTTCTGGAACCGAAGGATTGGGGACTGGATGATCTCGCTCATTGTGCGGCATTGAGTCTGGCGGCCTTGCGCATCTTGCGTTCTGGGACGAAGTCGATGCGGTATCCGTAGCGGGAGAAGCCGGACATGCCAAGGTTATAGGCAAGCCAAGTCTCGCCGAGGTTGGCGGGACGCCCTAGTTTCACGCCCAGCCTGGATCGCAGATAGGAAAGCCAGGTGGTGGCGTACTGGCGGGCGATGACCGGGTCGGACGCCCTGGAGTAGGGGAATACCGGAAGACCGGCTTCGCGTCGGATGGCGGAGCAGTCCGCCCAAGCTGAAGCCCAGAACTGGAACGGTCCTTTGGCTCGTCCGTTGTCTGCGGTTGGGGTGAATGCTCCACGGCCGGAGGATTCGATATGTTCTACGGCATCGACCCAATGCGTAGGCATAGGCGCGAAGGCTGCGGAAGCCATCAGTATTTGTGTGATCATGTCGGGTTGGGAAGCCGACGCTGACGCCTTACTTCTTCTTGGCAACCTTCTTTTTTCCAATTGTTTTCTTTTTCCTAGCCCGACCAGTACCGGAGATAGGCAGACCGCCGGCGTCACCATATTTCTTGATGCCGGCTTCGACAATCATGCGACACCTGTCCCACAGGCTTACGTTGTCGCGGCCGTCGTCGGCCATACGGATGATAGGTCTGTTGCTCACGGCTTGCGGATGATTATACGCGAGTCTTTGTCATATTCAAACTCTTCCCAATCCTCCGGCTGGTACGCGCCGGAGTTGATCTCCGCCCCGACTTCGTCCGAGGCGATAGGTCCGGTCGGGATGTCCAGCCACTTCTTGTCCTTGCCACCCTTGGCGGCGGCGGCGACCAGCACCTTCTGGACGAGCATGTCGTCCACCAGATGGGCGAATTCGCCTGGTCCGATGGACCGCAGGATGGACGGCAGCTCGCCTCGTCGTCGGTACAGGCCGGACTTGGCGTTCTTGCCCTCGATGGAATAGGGATGTCCCTTGCGGGCAGCCAGCGTGACGGCGGCGACCAGCCAAGCCTGTCGCTCCAGGAAGTTCACGTCGTTGAACTTGTCCTTGTCGGTGACGTCGATGAGCGTACCGATTTCCGTACGCAAAAGCGTACGCTCGGAGTCGATCATCTCCGGGTTGTTAGCCTTGATTATGGCCGCCTTCCAGAGATGCTTCCGGCGCGGGACTAGACCCATCCCCTTCATACGGCGGTCGTAGTCGGAGGCATGCCATACGCCGATGGCGCCACGGAACGCTCCGAGCAAGGCCGACGAACCTCGTACCTGCGACGCCATCTGCTCGGCGTTACGGATTGGCTCGTCGCCCTGCTTCTTGATGTGGTGGATGACGATGAGGGCTGCTCCCAGTTCGCCGCCTACCTGGCTGGCTACGCGGATGAATTCGTTGATGACGGTGGCGCTGTTCTCCTCGCCGTGCAGGACGGAGTTGAGGGTGTCGATGACCACCAGCTGGAGGTTCGGGATCTGCCGGAGCAGGGCGAAGAATTCCAGCCACTTGCGGGAAGGCTTCGACTCCTGCGTCTTCGGGTCACGCTCGACGAGGGCGAACGCACCGCCGGAGTTGATGGACGGCAGGATGATAAGGTCGTCGCCGGCTTCCCGGCGTCGGCTTCCGTCGGCGTCCATATCAGCCAGGCGGATGTGCAGTTCGTCCTTGTCGTCTTCGGTAGTCAGGATGACGACCGCACCCTTTCGCATCACAGGCATGCCGCACCAAGTGTCGCCCTCGCGTCGGGCGCTGATCTTCAACGCCAGGTCGAGGACCATGAAGGTCTTGCCAGCGCCGCCTTCGGCTACCAGCAACTGGTGCTTGGCGGCCTGAAGCCAGTTCTGTACGAGGAACTGACGCTCCGGGCGTGGCGTGAGGCTCCATCGATGGGCAGCCCACACAGCCAGTCCCTTGCCCTCCTCCAGGATGGGCTTCTCCGGCTCCGGCATCGGACCGTTGTTGTGGATGTCGTTGCGGAGCAAGCCAAGCCACTCGGTGTCGAAGCGGTTCTCCGGCCAGGGCGGAGTCATGTGCGCTTGCATCCAGCCGTAGGTGGCGAGACGCGCAGCGTCCAGGGTCATCTTCCCGATGCGGGCGGTGTGGATGTAATGGCCGGCGACGCCGTTGAACGCAGACCATCTGGTGGTGCCTTCCCCTCCGGCGGCTACGTCAGCCGTGAGCATCTCGACGGCTGGCGTATGCGTCTTCGGCATAAGCAAATCGACAGGTGCTTCCTTGATCGCCCACTCGGATTCGGGCATGCGGAATGCGGATGCGTGGGGGCAATCGACTCGGCAGTCCGGGTCGTACCTGTCGATGACGACCAGGCGACGGACGCCTGACTTGCCGTGGATAGATCCGGCCAGGCGGATGGGCTGGTGTGCGCGTCCGTATGGGTTGCCGTCAACGCCAAGCCCGAACTGGATGTCAGCCCCAGCCTTGCGGGCAATCTGGTCGCGGATGGCGACGATGGAGGAGACTTCCATCTCATCGACCTGCCAGTAGGCGTGTCGCTTCGGCTTTCCCTCGTCGGTGACGCCACCGGACAGGACGACCATCGCCGCCTTGCCGAATTCCTTCTCGACGAAAGCCAGCTTGGCGTCGGTGTCGCCGGTATCGAAGTCGGCGCACACGGTGCGGAATACATCGCAGTTCTCCGCCGTGCCTCGGTCGGCCTTCAAGGTGCAAGGCACGATGAAGGTGGCTACGTCGTGCTGTCCCCAGCGGGTGGTGTGGAAGATCACGGACGAGACGAACCTCTCCCAGCCGATACGCTCCGGCTCCAGGAAGATGTCCTCTCGGAAGACGCCCTCGCGAGCGGTGCCTTTCTCGCCGATGCCACGGAGGCAGA